CTGCAGGCAGTTCACCGGATAGGCGTAGGCGTAGCCCCAGCCTGGCACGGTGACGTTCGCAACCGGCGCGAGCGCGATGAGGGAGGTTGCGAAGTTCCACGGGAAATCGCGCAGGCACGTCTGCCGACTCGCGTCGTACCACATGCGATACAACGACCCGGCTTTCGAGGTTTCGGTCGGATCGCCAAGAAACTGGTCGATGCCGATGCGTGAGAGCGCGCGGTTGTAGATCTCGGTCGCGGAAGAGGACATTGCTGATCCTGGAAAAAAGAGGGCCGGAAAACCCGGCCCCCTCGTTCGCCACTGTCAACTCAAGCGGTCACGCCGCGGGCGGTTCGCCGTCTGGCGCATCAACGGGCTCGGGCGGCGCATCGGCCAGCCTGACGAACCATGTCGAGCCGTCTTTCAGGCGCTCTTTGTCAATCTCGAAAACTTCGCCGGCGTGCCGGTACTGCACCCCGTCGTGGCCGTTTTCGAGCGCCTTCACTTTCACGGTTGCCATGAGTCACCCTCCTTACTGGACGTTGATCGCGGACTGGTAGATGCGGTTGACGTTGAGCGTCGGCGTCAGGAACGCATCCACGGAGCCACCGGTCAGCGGGCCGCCGGTGATCGTGTAGCGCAGGCCGACGTAGCGGCGGTACAGCGCCAGCGGCAGCGGCATCGCGATCAGCAGCGTGCCCGCTGGGCCGAACACCGCCTGCGAAAGCGCACCGGTCGAGTACAGCACGGTGTCGTTGGTGGTCAGGCCACTGTCGTCGGCGGTTTCGAGTGTCACCGCGAGCGTCGGCGACGTGCCGCCGGTCAACTGCGCGTTCACCGAGACGATCAGGTACAGCTCGCGACCGCCGATGTCGAGGCGCGTGTTCGGCGAAATGCCGGCCGGGTTGGTGGTGCCACCCGCAAGGGTGGAGAAGATGTCCAGCACGTTCGAAATCGCAGTGCTGGTGAGCGCCTGCGAGTTCGAGAACTGGGTTTGGGTATCGACGTACATGGCGAATTCCTCGTAGTGGATGGGTGGCGGATCAGGTCAGCGCCGTCTCGGTTTCGAGAATGCGATCGACCGTGCGCACCGGGATGCCGTTGACGCGCAGCGTTCCGCCAGCGCCGACGAAGCCGGGCTCGACCTTGCCGAACTGGTCGGCAGCCGCCTGGATCGACATGATGTTCTGCGACTTGTCGATCGCGCCCACGGCCAGCATTTCCTTGACCGAGCGCGAGGCGTAGAACGCGGCGCGGCCCATGCCCATGAACGGGATGCGGGCGCAGGCCTTCACCATCAGCTTGGGCAGCCAGGTGGCGGCGGTGTTGGCCTGGGTGCCGGACTGGCCGAGCAGGTCGGTCATCGAGATGTTCGCGATGCGCACGACGTAGCGCCAGTCTTTCACATGCAGCCCGCACTTCCACTTCCAGATGTCGGCGTAGGCACGGAAGCGCCCCTGGTTCGCATCGAACGCGTCGATCTCGCCGAGGTCCTGGTGGTACAGGCCGGCTTGCGAGCCCTTCGGGAAAATGCCGGTGACGGTGTTCTCGCCCCAAAGCACCAGCCACACGGACGAGCAGTTGCCCGAACCGCCGGCACTGATCACGTTCTTCGCGATCTGCGAATTGGCGGCGTTGATGGTGTTGTAGCGCTGCGAGAGGCCGTTGAACTGCTCGGGGTTGATGGTCGAGTCGCCGTACATGACCGCCTGGGCCATGCTCTGGTTGATCGACTCGATGAAGGCCTGACCTTCTGACAACCGGAACGCATCGCTGTTGCCGTTGAGGTCGGCCAGATCCTTGTCGACTTCGGAGCGGGCCTCGAGGATGCCAACCGAGTCCTCGATCGTCGCGCGCAGCGACTTGGACGGCGGCACGCCCTGGTACAGCTTGCGCCAGATGGCGGCGGGCAAGCCCGTGCGCACGGTGGCGCGGTGGCCGGTGGGAAGGTTGCCTTCGATGAAGGGCATCTCCAACAGGATTTCGTTGGTTTGCGCCAGCAGTTCGGCGACCTTCGAGACTTTGCCTTCCGGGTCAATGGACTTGGCCCAATCAAGCAGCGTGACGGCCCCGGATGGAACGGTGAGAGTGC